CCCGAAATTGTGCGAGGTCCAAAAACCTCAGCTTCTTTTTCCATTAAATCTGGAACGTATTGTTGACCCCAACCTGCGTTTGACGCAGATGAAAGGTCTAAATAATTTGTAGATAATGTTTGCTTTTGTGGAGCTGGAACACTATTCAAATTATTTCCTGGAGTAATTGCCATAATTTTGTAATTTTAAATTGTTATTTATTGTTTTTAATTCTAAACTTAAAATCATTAGAGTTATCACCTAATACTTTTACCTTTACACCTCCAGCTTCAACTTCACCAAAAGCTTGTCTTGGCGCCATATCAACGTTTTTAGATTTAGCTATACTTTCTTTTAAAGCGTCAGCTTTACCTTGTTCATAAAAGTGTCTAGCAATAGCATCAGAGTTCATTGCTGTAAACAAAGACTTGTGATAACCCGCAGCATCTTCCATTTCATTATTTTTGTTCAAGAACTTCTTTACAAAATTATTAATGTCGCTTTGAGTTTCTTTTACCTCGTTTGTATTTTTAACATTAAACCTATATCTTTTATCACCAACATTATAATCAAAACCTTTAAAGTTTTTATTAAATAAGTTGTCGGTTTTTAATTTAAAAGTTTTAGTTTGTTGTTCTACAACTTTTTGATTCTCTTCTGATTCTTTGTTGTATCTATTAAAGAAGTTAATAGCTTTCTGTTGTTCAGAGGTCAACTTTGACCCGGCTTTAATTTCTTCATAGTATTTAGACTTTTGCCCGTCTAAGTGGCTTCTAGCGCTGGCAACTTGCTCTTTAAACGCTAATTTTTTTCTTTTTATATCTCTTTCAGTATCTTCTTCTTCATCGTATGAAAAAGAGTCTTCCATTAAAAAACTTATTTCTTCGTCTGTAAGATGTTTTTTAGTTTGTCTATAGTATTCTCTTAACACGCTATTGTCATCGTATTTACTATAGTCTTGATTTAACCTAACATAATCTTCAACGCTACCACCAGTCTCTTCCATAAAGTCAACTAGTTTTTGTATATTTTCTGGTAGCTCTTTACCTGTTTCTTGAGCTTCAGTTATAGCCTCTTTAGTTTCTTCAACTAATTCTTCTGTTTGTTCTTCAACCTGTTCGTCTGTTATTTCTTCAATAACGGGTTGTTCATCTTGAACGTTATCGGATTTTTCACTTTCTCCGGTAACTTCTTCAACGACTTTTTCGTTTTCTTCCTGAACTTCTCCGCTAGTTTCGGATTCGTCGCGTACAGGAACCTCATCTGTGCTTTGCTCTGAAACGGCATCTGTTTTTGTTTTTTTAGTTAAATCTACTTTGATGATATTATCATCTGTTGTTTCTTTTTTTGTACTAAGATCTACTTTAGTAACATTGTTAGTAGTCTTTTCAGCTACTTTTTCTTTTTGTTTTTTAGCCATAATATAATATAATAATAATTAATAAATTTTATCTAGGATCAAACGTACCTAAATCAAAGTCTCCACTAAGTATATCATTACCTGCAGACTCAAAGTTTTTAGGTGGTTTGCCAGTATTTCTTTGTTCTATAAGCTCACTTTGTTGAGTTGCTTGTATTCTTGTTCTTTCGTCTTTACGATCTTCTTTTTCAGTTTCTTTTTGTTTTTGAGCATCAACCTCCATACTTCTCAACTGCATGTTCATTTGAAACTCTAACTGCATTAGTTGTTTTTTGTATTCAACTTCTTGCGCTTGTTTTTGACTTTCAAGTTGTGATTTAATTTGTTCTAGTTGAGCTTGTACTTGAGCGTTAGCTTGATTTTTTTGAACTTCTGCTTGAGCTGCAACTTGCTGCGCTTGAGCGTTAGCTTGAGCTTGAGCTTGTATATTCATACGTTGAGCTATTTGATCTCTTTCTTGTTTCTTTTTTCTTCTAATTTTTAAAAGTTGATTAGCTAGTTTTACGTTTTTAATATCTCTTAAGTCAATAGCATCTTCAAGCTCTATGCTTTGTTGAGCTAAAGCTTGTTGTATATTGTTTTCTAACAAAGCTTTTTCTTCTTCATCTGGTGATAACTCTATAAATATACCAAAATCATACAAGTGTAAGTTAGACATTTCATCTAATGTAGCTACGTTATGAGCTCCTATAGCTTGTATAAAAGCATCTTTTGTTGGTGAATATTCTATTATATCAGATATTCTAAGTGATAATTGCTCAGCTACTTCAGAAGTTAAAAACAAACCAGACTGTAGTATATGTCTTGTAGCGGTGTTACTATTTGCCGCTGCTAATTTTTGAACACCTACTAAAGCATTTTTATCAGGTAAACTACCATCTCTTGCTTCGTTAAGTCCAGTAGTATCTCTAATCATTTGTAAATAGTAATTGTAGTTTGCTATTAAAGCTTGTATTTTATTACCACCACTACCACTTGTTATCTCTTGCACTGGTACTTTACCAGGGTTCATATCACCTTCTGACGTTAACGATCTACCAATAACACTACCTGTTTGAAAAAACATATTTAACGCTTCTTGCGGATTGTAGTTAGTGCCATTACCTAAATCTATTTCAGCAAGACCATCGGCGTCTAAGTAAATACCATCTGGTATCATACGCTGCATGACTTGCTGTAATTTTAAATGAGTAAGCTGTATCATATCAGCAAAACCTGTAATACGTCTAACTAAACTTTCTATTTTACCTTTATACATACGAGGCGCTACAATTGAATAATTCATTTTTACTTTATTGTAATCACTTTTAGGACGCATCATATTTTTAGACAGTTCCCATTTTAAAAGTTTATTGCTACCTAATATTAAAGCGCCTTCGTATAAAACTTCTATAGCTCTTTGTAATCTTGTAAAGTTTCCTTCTTTATCTTCTGGTGGATTAAACGTGTCATCTTTTTCTATAGCTTTTTCTGCACCACTACCAGTTTCTTTTACTTTATAAACTTCGTTCATATATGTTTTATAATTAAAATATAAAACTTGAACTTTATTATTATCTATTTCTTTATATTGTGCTGAGCCTTGATTGTAATTTGTTTGGTGGTAGTTTTTATTTTTAATTATATCTTCTAAATCTTCTTGCTCTAAAAATGGAAACTCTTTAGCTAATTCATTTACAGGTATTTTTTTAACTTCACCTACATAATATAAGTCATCAAAATAAGGTGATTCAGTGTATGAATAAACTAAGTCAGCTGGATCGACGTATTTAATAGTAGCTCCTTCTGACGTGTTAAAATCTGTTTTTACAGCGCCTATACCAAGAACTGTTAGATCATAATAAAAACGTTTTTTAATTAACTCGTAATTATTACCTTCCATTAAAACATTTAAAGCTTGTTCTTCTGCTAGCTCTACAGCTTGCTTATAAGTAAGTTGCATGTGTAACGCTAACTCTTCTTCAGACTCAGGTAAAGTTTCAGGATCATTTTCAGATATTTGAATACCAAAAGCTTGTTCAGTATATTTATTTAAATCAACACTTCTCATATCACCTAGTATAGACTCCATGTATTGAGTTCTTTTTTCTACACCATAAGGATCTTGTGAGTAAGCTTTTATATCGTAAGTACGCTCTGCAATACCGTTAACAACTATATCAACAAACTTAGGTATTATAGGTACAGGTTTCCAATCAAGATTTAAGTAGCTTAAGTCACCGTTTATAGATAACTCATCTTTATACTTTTGTATTGACTGTTCACCTCTAGCGTATAATCTTAAATTATGATAATTGTTTTTGTTAGTTGTGTATCTAGTTTGATTATAGTCATTGTAAAACCACTCTGTTTCAATAGCTTTAGCAACTTTTAAACCATAGTCATAGCTTAACTTTTCAGCATCGCTTACAACTTGACTTGGAAAATAACTTTTTACCGCAGACTCTGCCATATTTATTTTATTATTTTAGAATTATAACCAGTATTACTATATCTAGCTATGTTTATGTTTAGTTTTTGTTTTTTAACGTTTGGGTTTGGCGCGTATAAGTGTCTATTGCAAGCCATAATAGCTAAACCACTACTAATTGTTGCATCAAACTTTGTACGTTTGTTTATATCAAACTTACCCCAATCGTTTAACGTTCTATTAAAGTACATACTCCCATAATCACCAGTTTGCATTTGGCCAACATGACCTTGTATATACATTTCTACTGCAGCTGCATGTGCTTGTTTTATATCTTCACTTGAATTAGGTATACCACCTATTTCTTTTTCTGCTGTTGACAGCTTGTTCCAAGATTTATCAGGACGATTCATACTATAACCTCTATAACCACGTCTTCGTAAATAGTATAATAATCTTGGTTTATTGTTTTCCGCAAGCAATGGCATACCATAAAAAACTAACGCCATCAATACATCTTCAAAAAATATATCAGCTGTTTGTGGTCTAGCTATATATTCTAAGAAAAAATGATTTGCTGGAGCTTCTTCCATGGTAAACTTTGTAAGTCCATGTAAAGAACCTTTTGAACCTTTACCATCTACAGTACCGCTAATATCGTAGCTGTCGCAGCCAAAAGCGCCCAAATGATCATTGCCAGGGTATTTGCTTCCATTTTTTAATTTAATTTTATTTTGTAAGTTTGATGGTGGTACCCAGCTAATATTAAACCTACCTTTTGGATCTGGATAAAATATTACTTGCGTGTCTTTTATACCGTTAACCCATTGAAAGTTACCTGTATTTACCGGTGGTTTTATACCATCATTATAATCTATTTGTTCGTATATTCTAACTAAATTAAATATACTATTTTTTGCTTCATCTCTAAACGCGTGCTCTTCAGTTCTTGGAAACTGTCTGTAAAACTCGTTTAACGCGTCTTGATCGTTTTTTAAACCATCAGCTTCATTTTGCCAGTGGTCTATAATGCCATAATCTATTAATTCACCGTCTGGTCCGTATACATCATCACTTGGACTATTAAAGACTGGATCTCCGTACTCATCAATAAATCCTTCGTAGTTCCACTCCATAGGGATAAAGAGAGAATAAAGGCCAGACTTTGTCTGTCCATTACGGTTTCGTCTTGATACATCTGAATCATTGTATAGTTTTTTAAAGTTATCACCTCCTTTATCTAACGAGTTAGATGTTGAGCCCATCATACACTTACCAATTATTCTACTACCTAAACGTAAACATGTTTTAGTTACACGCCAGTTATTTAATATGTTATCTGGTCTTTCCCACTTACCACTTTCATCGTGTACTAATAGGTTTAACTTTTCACCGTCATAACTGTTATCACCTGTATTTTTCCAGTCTATAGTCGTGTCTAGTCCTTGTAAGTCTTCTTGCTTTTCGTTTGCAGTAATTTTTCTACGAGTAAACTTGTCTCTTTT